ACTTTGCATTCAGTCTGGCCAAGACTGCCGACTACACCTCCATCGTGGTACTCGGAGTTGATGGCGACAACAATTACTACGTACTCGATATTGAGCGCTTTAGAACTAAGCTGATCAGCGAGTACTTTGACCGCATCCTTCGTCTCCACCAGAAGTGGGACTTCCGGAAGCTCCGGGCCGAAGTGACTGTAGCTCAGTCCGTGATCGTTGAAGATCTCAAGACCAACTACATCCGTAAGCACGGCCTAGCCCTAGCAATCGACGCGTTCAAACCAAACCGTCACATGGGTTCCAAGGAAGAGCGGTTAGAAGCAATCCTTCAACCTCGCTACGCCAATCGTCAGGTGTGGCACTACGTAGGTGGGAATTGCCAGACGCTCGAGGAAGAGCTGGTCCTACAGAATCCTCCTCACGACGACGTCAAGGACGCCCTGGCGTCAGCTATTGAGATTGCAGTGCCACCCAGCCGAATGAGTCAAGTACCGGCAGGGGCCATGCGAACAAGTCAAAACCAATACGGCTCAAGCCGATTCGGCGGGATAAGATAACGTGGCAGGCAAAACCTTAGACATCCGTTCACTTGGTATCAACCCTGACCGTCTTGGGGTTGAAATTGCCCGTAAGTTTGCTGAGTGGCAGTCGTTTCGTCAGGTGAAGATCAGCGAGTGGAATGAGATCCGTCGCTACATCTTTGCTACCGACACGACCGAGACAACCAACTCCAAGCTTCCGTGGAAAAACAAGACCACGATTCCTAAGCTTTGCCAGATCCGTGACAACCTCAATGCCAACTACATGGCATCGCTGTTTCCCAAGCGCAAATGGCTTTACTGGCAGGGCGACGACCAGGACAGTGAACAAAAGAAGAAGCGTGACGCAATCGAGTCCTACATGGAATGGGCGATTGATCGAAGCGACTTCAAGAATGAAGTAGCCAAGATGGTGTTGGACTACATCGACTACGGCAACTGCTTTGCTACGGTTGAGTGGATTGACAACACAAAGCTGCTCAAAGACAAACAGCAGGTTGGATACGTAGGCCCTATGCCCCGCCGTATCTCGCCATTGGATATCGTCTTTAATCCAATCTCGTCTACCTTTGAGTCATCGCCAAAGATTGTCCGTACGCTGTTGTCACTTGGCGAGCTTAAGAAGCTCCTGGAGCAGCAGACGCCTCCAGACATGGCTGACGAAATTCAGAAGATTTACGAATACCTCCTGAAGTACCGTACAGGTTCTAAGGAGTATCAGCCGTCGTTTGACCTGGCTGAAAAAGATTCCTACCTGCACGTTGACGGCTTCACCAACTACCACCGCTATCTGAACAGCGGCTATGTCGAAGTCCTCACGTTCTACGGCGATATGTACGACGTAGAGAATGACGAGATTCTCCAGAACCACGTCATCACTGTCGTCGACCGCCACAAAATCATTTCCAAGAAGCCTAACGAAAGCTACTTTGGAAACGCACCTATTTTCCACGCAGGCTGGCGTGTTCGCCAAGACAACCTGTGGGCAATGGGTCCCCTCGATAACCTCGTGGGTATGCAGTACCGCATTGACCACCTTGAAAACCTCAAGGCTGACGTCATGGACCTCACGGTCTTCCCACCGATCCGTATCAAGGGCTACGTGGAAGACTTCGAGTACGGCCCCATGGAACGTATCTACATGGGTGACGATGGTGAAGTAGAACTTCTATCGCCCAATACGGCAGCGCTTCAGGTTAACACTGAAATTGCTACGATTGAGCAGAAGATGGAAGAGATGGCCGGTAGCCCCAAAGAAGCTATGGGCATCCGTACGCCAGGCGAAAAGACGGCCTACGAAGTCCAAAGACTCGAGAGTGCTGCTGGCCGTATCTTCCAGTCCAAGATCTCTCAGTTTGAAGAGCAGGTCGTAGAACCCGTTCTCAACGCTATGCTTGAACTTGCACGACGTAAGATGGGTCAAACCACTATTCGTGCGTTCAACAGCGAGTTCAAGTTTGCCACGTTCTCCACGCTCATGGCAGACGATCTTACTGGTCAAGGCCGGCTGCGTCCTCTTGCAGCTCGTCACTTTGCTGAGAAAGCTGAGGTCATTCAAAACCTCACGTCATTTTTTGGTTCGGCTCTTGGTCAGGATCAAAGCGTCAACGTTCACTTCTCCGGTATGCGACTGGCGGAGATGGTCGAAGAGCTCCTCAACCTTGAGGACTACAAGATTGTCGAACCGTTTGTCCGTCTCAGTGAACAGGCTGACTCACAACGTCTTGCTAACAGCCACCAAGAACAGGTTGGCATGGAAGCAATGACACCTTCAGGTATTGCCCAGGATGACTCAACCCTGCCAATGCCTCCAATGCCTCCTGAGGCAGCACAACAGCAGCAGTAATGTCAAAAGCACTTGCTACTGCCTGGACCAAGGCAGCTAAAGACCCTGAAAAAAGAAAAGCCCTCGAAGACGCAATCCGTAACAGCACGACAGCGTTAGGACGTCTCAAGGACATACTGATTGAGGAAGACAAAGTCCTCAGCAACTCCCAGATAGCGGCTCCTGACAAAGATCCCTCCTGGGCCCTAAACCAAGCTCACATTTCTGGTGAGCGACTGCGGATCAAAAAGATCCTTGATCTGCTGTCTTTTTTCTAACGGAGACCAATAAGAATGGCGACGGAAGATGACCTCTTTGCGTCTAATGACGGTGCCCCATCACAGGCACCTATCTTCGAAGATGATGGCGGTGAACGTCCCATCGTTGTCGACCCCAACAAGGACTACCTCAGCGAATACGTAGGCGAAGGCAAGAAGTTCAAGACTCCTGCTGAACTTGCAAAAGCTAAGGCTCACAGTGACGCCTTCATCGAGCGTCTCCAGCGGGAGCAAGCCGCTCTCCGCACTGAACTAAATACGCGGGTTAAACTAGAGGAACTTATGGACCGCATGAGTACCGGTAAGAATACCAACGGGAACGTCAGTAGCCAGCCCACACAAACGGATGGTGACAACGGCCACGAAGGGACCGCTACAAAGAACTTTTCACCTGAAGACATTGAAAAGGTCGTTGAGCAACGTCTCGCAAAGCGCGAGCAGGAAGCTCGAGTCAATAACAATGTCCAGATGGTCAAGGACCGTCTGAAGCAGGCGTATGGCGACAATTACGTCGCTGAACTTGACAACCGTATCAGTGAACTCGGCGTTTCCCGTGAGTTTGCTGCCGACATCGCCAAGCGTGAGCCCAAGGCTCTGTTTGCATTGCTCGGCATCGAAGGACAGGGAAGGCCACAGAACCAGCAGAACAACGACCTCTTTAACACTCCCCCCCGTGCATCCGTGAATACGGCTAGCTTCGGTATAAAGGATACAGAAAAGAAGTTCGCTGACTTTGAGAAAATCCGCAAGGAAGATCCAAGTCGCTACTGGTCTGCAGCAGTACAGAACGAGTTGCACAAGCAGGCTTCAAAATTGGGTGAACGGTTCTATTCCTAACCTAACTTAATCGTAACTAACTAAAAGGAATAGGCCCAAATGGCTGGTTTTTCTACAACCTCGAACGATCATCTGATTCGTTCCAATCTCTGGTCCAACCAGATCAAGGAAGTGCTCCTCGACGAGCTCTTTGCTACGAAGTACGTAGACATGATCACCGACTTCCCGGACGGTGACACTCTCAACATCCCGTCAATCGGTCAGGCTGAAGTCAACGACTACTCGGAAGGCCAGGCTGTCCGTTACACGGGTCTCGATACCGGTAACTTCACCTTCACGATCAACAAGTACAAGAGCTCGGCTACGTTCATCACCGAGAAGATGAAGCAGGACTCATTCTACATGAGCCGCCTCGTCGCCTCGTTCGTTCCGAAGCAGCACCGTGCTATTGCGAAGGCTATGGAAGTCGACATCCTTGACCTTGCTCCTTCGGCTCAGACTTCAGCTTCGACCAACGCCATCAACGGCGCTGCTCACCGCTGGATCGGTTCAGGCACGAACGAAGTGATTGCTCTTGCAGACTTTGCCAAGGCACGTTACGGCCTCCAGAAGGCAAACGTTCCGATGACGAACCTTGTCGCAATCGTCGACCCCTCGGTTGAATACACGCTCTCGACCCTCACGAACCTCGTCAACGTTTCGAACAACCCGCGCTGGGAAGGTATCGTTTCGTCTGGCATTTCAACGGGCATGAAGTTCATCTACAACATCTACGGCTTTGACGTGTATGTTTCGCAGAACCTCAAGACCAGCGTGAATGAAACAATCGGTGGCGTGACCTCGGGTGCGGGTGTTGCGAACCTCTTCTTCTCGGCTGCTCCGGACGTTCTTCCGTTCGTTGGCTCGATCCGTCAGGCTCCTAAAGTTGACTCCGAGTACAACAAGGACATGCAGCGTGAAGAATATGTCACGACCTGCCGCTACGGCTTCAAGCTGTATCGTCCTGAGAACATGGTGGTCGTCATCACCGACACCGACCAAGTCTAATCGGTAGTCACCTAACCACTATTTTTAAGGAGATACATCTATGGGTTCTTCCGTAAACGCAGACGGCCTCTTTGTGCGCTATGGCACAAGCGAAGCCACCGTCGCTAAGGGTGGCTCGAAGCCCCTCATTAACGGCGCACACGAAGTTGAGTTCGACCTCAGCTACTCGGACGTTCAGTCCGCTACGGCTGGCATTCCTGGTTCAGATGCTTTCGGCATCGTGATCCCCAAGGGTGCTCGTATCGAAGAAGTTGAAACGGTTGTCACGACTGCATTCACGTCTTCGGGCACGATTGGCTCGTCCACTCTCGTCCTCGGCCTCAAAAAGGCTTCGGATCGTTCGACAGATTTGTCGACGACTGCCTTCACGACAACCTCGGCAACCGGTACTGTCCTCGGTCTTGCGACTGTTGGTAACAAGGTTACGACCAAGGTTGGCTCGACGGGCGCTGGTGCGTACCTCGGCACGACAATCTCGGAAAACGGCGTTGTTGCAGTGGCCAACTCGGCTCACTCGACCAACCCGTTCACCGCTGGTGCACTGAAGGTTCGTATCCGCTTCTTCTATCCGTAATCATTAGATTACTTAGAAGCTATGGAACTTGGGGGGTCACTTTGGTGGCTCCCCACTTCCACAATCCCCTGCATTCGTTTGTTTGTTGAGAGTTAAATGGCTAAAATTACCCTCACAGATCTGACTTCTCTGACAAACGAAATTACTGCTATTGCGGCTATCAACGCTAACAATGCTGCCATTGTAGCTGCACTCGAGAAGACGCTGTCACGGGATGGGACCTCGCCCAACTCGATGGACGCTAACCTCGACATGAACAGCAACCGGATTCAGAATCTCCCGGCAGCTGTTGACTCGACCGAACCTGTCCGTAAGGCAGAGTTTGACGGCCTGATCAATCAGGTCACGACTATCTACAACAACACGGCTACCCTGTACGACAACTTTGATGATCGTTATCTGGGAGCAAAGACATCCGATCCTGCCCTGGATAATGACGGCAATGCCCTCATTTCTGGGGCTTTGTATTTTAACAGCGTAGGCAACCGCCTGAAGACCTACAACGGTTCTTCGTGGGACTTCATCTCATCCAAGTGGTTGACTGGCTCTGGCACTCCTTCTGGGGGCACTGGCGCTGACGGAGACTTCTACCTCCGTTCCAATGGCGACGTGTACCAGAAGTCTGGTGGTGGCTGGGGCAGTGTGCTGTTCTCAATCAAGGGTGCTCAGGGTGACGCTGGTCCTCAGGGTGCTCAAGGCCAGGCTGGTCAAACAGGTCCTAAGGGCGACAAGGGTGATACCGGTGCAACTGGTGCAACGGGTTCAACCGGCCCCACTGGTGCGACTGGTGCAACCGGTCCTGCAGGCACAGCTGCTACCATTGCTGTCGGCACCGTAACAACGGGTGCTGCCGGCTCAAGCGCTACGGTCACCAACTCTGGTACCTCAGCAGCTGCTGTATTTGATTTTTCAATCCCTAAGGGTGACAAAGGTGACACCGGAGCTACTGGTGCCACTGGTCCTCAAGGCCCTAAGGGTGACACAGGTGCTACGGGCGCTACAGGTGCCACAGGTCCAACTGGTCCTACGGGTGCAACTGGAGCCACAGGCGCTACTGGTCCTGCCGGTCCAGGTGTTCCCACAGGCGGTACCACTGGCCAGGTCCTGAAGAAGGCATCCAACACTGACTACGACACAGTGTGGGGCACAGGCGGTGGTGGTGGAGCATCCGTTCTAGATGATCTTACTGACGTTGTTATTACGTCTGCCGCTACAGGTAACCTGCTTCGGTTTGACGGTACCAACTGGGTCAACTACGCAGACTCAAACTACGCTTCGTCGTCACACACGCACACCTTTGCGTCACTGACTTCTAAGCCGACCACAATCAGTGGCTATGGCATCACCGATGCCTACACCAAGACTGAAGTGGACACGGCTCTTGCAGGCAAGTCAGACACAAGCCACACGCACACATTTGCTTCGTTGACGTCTAAACCTACAACTCTTGCAGGTTATGGCATTACGGACGCTGCTTCCTCGACCCACAATCACACGGTCGACAGCCTTAGCAACGTTACGATCACTTCCAAGGCTACCAACGATCTTCTCCGTTGGAACGGCACTGCCTGGGTAAATTATCCTGACAGCAACTACGCCGCAGCTTCGCACACGCATACGGCTTCTCAAATCAGCGACAGCACAGCTGCTGGCCGGGCATTGCTTACCGGAGCTGACGCAGCTGCTCAACGTACGTCTCTTGGTC